CATCTCGTCAAATTCACGTTTACGCTTACTTCCAAAACGCTTGTATGCTTCCTCGTAGCGCATCTTGCCACCCTTGCTTTGTACGAGAGCTTCAAGGCTGTCAACTTCACGTTGCCATTCTGATGCAGAGATTGCTCCAGCCATACGCACAAGGTTTGTAAACCATTCTTCGGCATATTTGATTGCAATCAGTACATGGATCTTCTCTACGCGTTCGCTCCGATCATACATTGCAAGCAGTACAGCGATCTTCCATACTGATAGCGATAGACGCTGGCGTGATGGCTCGATCGATTCCTCGTTCGGGTGGCCCTCAGTCCATGAACCCATGTCCCACTTGAACTGGTTAAAGCGTTCTAGTGCATCCTGTTCAAGGAAGATCGGGCGTGGAAACACTCCACCCTTTTTCTGCCACCATAGTGCGCTGTCATATAGACTCCGCACAAGCGCATCCATCTCTTCATCGCGCGTAGTTACTTCAACTTCACTTGCCTGAGTGAGGTCCTCGCTCTCTCGTGTGCGGTCCGGTGCGTCAGCTACAACATAGATGAAACGTGCAAGGAAGCCTGAACGGAAATAGTCAACCGTCAGAATTTCCGCAACCTTACTAGTGATACCCATAAGGTACATTAGGAAGTTTGTTTCTGCACGTTCAGTTTGGATAGCCTTACCGCCGTTCTGCGCTCCAGTAGAGCGTAGCATTACAGGTACACGGCCGTCATAGAGTTCCGTATACTGGTCAGCTGCAGCTGCCATATATGTCTTGGTAACGAACTCTTTAAACAGACCCTGCACTTCATCGCGGTGGAAAAGCGAAGTCATTTTATCGCGACCGGCAAGATGCTTTACAAGCGCTTCACCGGTAGCATTCGAACCGATGTCAATCTGATATCCAGCATACTTTTCATATGCAGTGATCATACGCAACATGAGGCTACGGCTAGTTGACTTACGGCTACGAGTAGTTTCACCAAGTAGCATAAACCATAGATTCAAGCCCATCTTGCCGTAACGTGGAGCGGCACAGCCGATATCGCTGAATACAGCAGATAGTGCAGTGAACGCACCAGCAACCTGGTACTCTACAGCTCCATCAGTCTTTCGTCCTGCCCAATCTACATAACGGTCAACAAAGGTCTCAGTTGACGCTACAGCGGTGCGCTCATCCTGCGTAAGGAAACTGATCTGCTTTTCGATAACGATAGGTTCATCTTCATCGTCAAGCGGCTCGATCATTACTGTCGAATCGTTAAACGCCTGCTCTGCGCGCTGAACTTCGCGCCACAGGTCGCCGTCAGCGTCTGCGCGGCGTGGACGGTCAGGTGAATGATATTTGTTGCATTTAGCGTGCTTTGCGATAGTAAAAACTTCATCAGCTGACAGACCTGAACGGAACAGTTCAAGTTCAAGCTTCCATAGACGCTTTGACATATCGCCACCGAAAGGAATCTCATCAACATAAAGCGACAAAATCTCTGGGTTTGATGAAACCTTAGATAGCGACTTCATAATGTCAGGCTGATCCTGTGGAAGTGGCTTCAAAGCCAAATCCATAACCTTATCAACTTCAACGTCAGCGTAAAGCTTCTCAATATCATCAATCTTATACATGACACCGCTACCAATAGCAGTAACCTTTTGTGCATCAGCATATTTACGGTTCATTGAATCAGGGAGACGAAGCAGCTTGGTTGGATTCCAGCCTGAAACGTCACATCCCTGCTCGCGGTGAGCATAAGCGATACGCTTAGCTAGAAGCGATGCGCGCTGAGGATCGGCCTCTGCGTCAAGAATCCAATAGCAGTGCCAGCGGTCTTTAGATGTTGAAACAATAATGCTTGGCTGGGTGCGGAAATTTGATGGGTGGCAGGTGTCTGCGTCAGCATAAATAACTGAAACAGTTTTTGCGTTCTCGCGAATACGGCGCTGTTCGTGGTAAAGGATAGGCGAAAAGTATAGATCCTCGTTAGCGTAACGTGACGCATAGTCGAGCATCTCCTCTTCTTCATCTGGATAGCTGAAAAACTTCTGCACAGACGGAACGCCACGGTGGTCTTTTGTGACTACTGTCGCGTAGCCGGAACCGGTGCCGAAAATCGCTTCCGTAAAATTTCTAACGTCCATTTTTCTCCTTAAAACAACGGATGTGTAGTGAATATAGTTTAGTGATGCTAACACATCCTAGAGCCCCCGACAGGAGTCGAACCCGCGACTTCAATATTACAAGTATTGCACTCTACCAACTGAGTTACAGGGGCGTATTTAATTGTCACGCTGCCCCTGCTGGACTCGAACCAACAACCTTAGAGTTAACAGCTCTCTGCTCTGCCATTGAGCTAAGGGGCATAACGGAGCATATAGGTGTTGGTGCACCCATGCTCCGAGTTTCATGGACAGTCGCCCCGAGCTATCAACAGACCGAAACCACAATCTGGCTACCTTAGCTAAAGCAGGAACCACCCCACCCAGCCTCGGGCTCAGTGCTCGGCTCTGGAATCGAACCAGAGAAAGGAGAAAGGAGAAAAGAAAACCTTCACAACCATGTCGGAGCTTGTAGGTCAGTTTTAAATCATGACCCAGGATCATGGACCTAGTTTACCAGGTCTCTTCCTCAATAGGCTTTGCACCTGCGCCTAGGAGGAGCGATGCTGCACTTACATGCTGTGCCTTGCCGAAGCCGGCAACATTGTTTTCGTCACCGTTCTGGCCCTGCACGATAGTCGTCTTGACACGGACCGACTTGCCACTCAACTCAGTAGGAGTTGGAACAGTGAACTTGCCGTCCGACATTTCATAGCCAAGAGCCTCAAAGAACGCCTGAGTCTTCCAGAATGCCTTACCAGTGTAAAGCGGAATGTAGGTGAACAGACGGCGGTTCTCGTACTCGTTCGAAAGGCGAAACTGAATCTTGTACTGCGGCTTGCCAGCGTTCTCGCCGTTCTTTACCTCAACTACCTCAACTGCATAAACGGTCGAGTCATAGGTGCCGGCAGGGATCGGGTCATAGTTGTTGCTGGTCTGCAGGTCGCTTGCAGTAAGGTTAATGCTTAGGTTGCTCATCGTTAGTTTCCTCCATTATTGATCTTGTCGATGATTTTCTTCATGCTTGGGTCAACCAGTCGGCCCGGAAGTCCAAAGCGGTTTCCAGATACTAGTCGGTCCGAGGACTGCAAGTATAGCACACGCTCGATGTTTCCATCAGCATCTGACTCTGCAGTCATATAGGCGATAATATCTGGGATTGATGGCAGAGTGTTCTTTGCAGAACCAGGAAGCATAGGAACAGTCTTGACGGCACCAGTCTGGTCGTCTTTCTCATCCTGTGCGTGTGCGACTAGGATCGATAGGAATGGAGCCGAGTGAAGCTTACGCGTCATGCCGGTGATCCATTCCTTCAAGTCGCCCCACTTGCCAAACTTGTTGTTGCGGTTCTCTGGACGCTCTCCAAAGAACTTCTCTGCGCGGTCCATCGCAACGCCAAGAGTGTCAATGATTACAGTCTTATACTTGTGCTTCTGTGTCAGAAGTGCGTTGACTGCACCATCAAACTCCTCGTGGCTTGAGACATTGATAACATCAACGTCCTTCCAGTCACGTGCGATAGCTGATGAGCCACCCTCCGTGTCGATAACAAGTACTGGTGAAAGCTCTGCAACCTCTGCGGCTGAAGCAGCAAACCACGACTTGCCACGCTTTGGGTCGCCGTAAACCAGAATGGTCTTTGGCGTGTTTAGGGCTGATGCCTTTGTAATGAACTGCTCAAATGGCAGTTTTGGAAAATCACTCATTTTTCCTCCTTGGTGATCAAGTGTAACATATTTAATTGATTTTTGTCAACTCTGGATTAGATTTTTCGAAAGAATTAATGAACCGAAAAATATTACCAAACTTGATTACAGCCGTTAGGCTGTACACTGCTGAAATAGATACTAGCACTGGTGCAATCGGATTGTCAAGTAACAGTCCGGAAGCTTTCCAAAGTGTTGCAACAATGACCATTCTAATTGCAAAAAGAAAAATAGTCAAGGCAATTAGCACCGCTTTTTTAGTTTTATATGTTGCAAACACTTATTCCGCCATCCTGCATTCGTAACAGCCCGGATCAGAATTAAACTCTGTCAGGCCGTCCTTTACATCAAGCCAAATACGCTCTAGGCGCTCCCACAGCGACACCGCAACCGACTCTTGATATTCAAACGTGTAATTCCATACATCGGAATCTGAAGTGCCGTCACGGTTGATAAACACTAGCGAACAAGCATCAATATTTACACCTGAGTTGTTTAGACCCCAAGCATAAATCTGTGCCTGCGCATAATATTTGCGCAAAGTATATGTTGTATCGGTGTCATTCGACAGGCCGTGAATAACATTCTGCATCTTCTTAGACTTTGCACGCGTTGTTGTCTTCCAGTCAATCAAATGCTCATTGTCGATAAGCGCAAGGTCCGGTTTTGACTTGATAATGCCATAGTCTTTAAGTTCACCCAAGATAATCGACTGCTCAACAGCAACAGACTTCAACTCCGGGAACTCACGAATGTCAGCAACATCGATAGCATCCTCGATCAAGCCGTGGATTGCAGTACCAAGCTTAGCCCCAAGCCAATACTTTGATGGACCACCGCTAACTCGGCGAAGCTTATATGACAAGTGCAAGTCACAAGGATTACTGAAATCTGATGCGCCAATAAGTTTCTGCTTATCGCGGTCAGATTGTTGCTTCAACAAGCCCAACACGAGCTGTTGGACACGGTTCTCTGTGATCATATTTTTCCTCCTTAGAAAAGTTTATCTTCAACCCCAAACAAAACTCCACCCCACACGCCATGCTGTTCACTATTAGCAATAGCAAACTCATAGCATTGTTTGATGATCGGACAACCATAACATAAAGCGTCAGCATCCTCCTGCTGTAAAACTATCGCCTTATCTTCATCCCAATTGTCGTAGTCCATATAGAAAAATGGATTACTTGAGCAAGGATATGAAGGATTATCGTCTTGGGCGGCGCACAACTCTACCCATGCAGGCAGAGCTGTGCGCTGAATGCCAAAATTATTGGGATCCATCCTTATCCTCCCCATTGAGGATATCTAGAACATCATTGAAAATGCTTATTGGTAAAGATTCAGCCATATTATATCTCTGCAATACGGCAATAGCTTTTTCAACATTATCTTTCAACTGTTTTGCTTCAATGTATTCAGCATATTCACGTGGTGTAGCCTGTGGTGGATGGAGTTTGCGCTCCATAACCCAGTCGTTATATTCTTGAAGAAGATCAAGATCTACTGAAGTTTCAAACTCTTCAATTTCACCTGTCTCATAATTTACATCCTCAAACCTGCGCTTCAAGCTCTATCCCCTCTTTTACAGCCATGACAACATCTACAAGATCAAGATTGTCATTATTGAACAGCTCTTTAAACCATGCTAGTACACGTTCGCGCTCCCAGATTACGCCATCTTCAAAGTTTGCTTGATATTCTTCAAAATCACACATTAGCCGTAAATCACATCCTCGAAAATAAGTGTCTGTAGAACCATGTCGGTAGTGCAAACATCCGGGTCGAGAATGTCACAACCACCGCAATGACGATACTCTGATTCTGCAATAGTTTTGTATGCTTTCAAAACTTCATCAACAGAAAATGCTTCCGTCAATGTGCTAAACGTGTTTTCAGGGTTTTCATATGTAATAACTACAGTACCTGCAACATCCCAATCTGCGCCATCCTTGAAGCGTACAGATTCGATCCAATCAAGATACTCATATCCTGAACCGAAAATATCTGCCCAAATGTCGTTAATTTCCATTGCTACTCCTTTTTTGTATGGCATTCACAAGCGCATCTATGGCCTGTAATTTCAATAATACATTGCTCATGATAGTCCGTCAAGCACCATCCGAGTGTCGCCATTAACCGGCGACACCTGTTGATCCGAATCCACCTTCGCCACGCTCTGTTGAAGACAGCATGTCGGTAAGGATAAACTCTGCTTTAAGATACTGCTGGAATACAATCTGTGCAATACGGTCTCCCTTATTAATGTCAAATGGCTCATCTGATGCGTTATATAGCATGACCTTAATCTCGCCACGATAATCGCTGTCGATAGTTCCCGGAGCATTTAGCACAGTGATACCATGCTTAAATGCGAGGCCTGAGCGTGGATGGATTAGGCCAACAACACCTTTAGGCATTTCAATATATACACCTGTTTCTACAAGATACCAATCTTGCGGATAAATTGTTACATCCTCGTTCGATTTAAGATCCGCGCCAGCCGCCTGCTCTGACGAATATACTGGCTGTTGACCGTTAGGTGCTTGAGTCAAAATAAACATTACTTGTTTCCTTCCAAAAATAGAGCAATCTTGCTCCGAAGATCCTTCGCATCAGCTTTAGTGAAACCACTATAACTCAACGCATATGTAATTGTTTCTTCAACATACGCATCCCAATCTTCATATGTTGACAGTTCGCCGGTTCCACCGTAACATCCGACACGTGTCCAGAGTTGAATAATATTCTCATCTTCATCCCAGATCTCTACACCGATTTCATTCCATGAAAATCCGCAAGTATCGCAATCTGTGTCGTCACCTAGCGACCAGCTGTAATGTGTTTCTTTTTCGCTCACTTGTTCTCTCCCTTGATAACATCCTGCAACCATTGAAGGCTACTTACAACCTCTGGATAGTCGCTATTTTCAATGAATTGCTCAATGATATCATTGATGCGTTCACGCTCAAACTCGCGGCCTCGAGACCACTCGATTACGCCACAGCAAGGGCAGGGTTCTTCGTATTTGTTTGCGCTCAATTGTCCCCTCCCTTGATAAGACCTGCCAATTCCATGTAGACCTCTTGGTTCGGGTCTTCATCCCATGCTGGATTCACTTGTTCTCTCCCTTGATAATGTCGATAACTTCCATAGCGGCAACATCTGTTGCACAGCAATAGCAGGCACCGCATTCGCCCCACTCTAAAACAGCCTTAATAATACGTTCGCGCTCGATCAAAATACCGTCACGGATCAAACCCTCACAATTTGCGCAAAGGTCAGAGAAAAACTCTCCAGTACCCCACTCCATTTTGCCGGTAGCTGAACAATTCTTACAAGGTCCATTCCAAACATCACTCATACTATTTACCTCCACGAATAAGCCGACCCAAAATGCCGGCAATCTGATCTTTGTTAAGTCCAAGTGTATTACTATCTGCAAGTTCTGTCAAGGACTTTTCAGGATTATTTAACCGCAACTCTGCAACAATACGAACCTTCTCCGGAACCGCATCTCCGCCAGCAATCAACGCGTTAATGATTCGTGCAGACTTCTCAGCAGACAACCCTTGCCGATCCTTATTTGCTTTAAGTAGCAGAGCATTACGCGCACTTTGAACCTCTTTACGTTTCTTCGAACGCAAATACTGTTCCCGGCGTGCTTCAGGGCTCATACTACCATTACGTCTAGGCAAAGCCCGGCCTTGGCTCAACGCTTTACGGTCACGTTCGTCAGTACCACCCCAAATGCCTTGCTCATCATTCTCTAAAGCAAAACGCAAACATTCAGCCTGTACAGGGCAAATCCTGCACAGTACGCGAGCCTCTTCAGCATGCAGATAAATGTCATTCTCGTTAGAAAAAAACATTTCCGGATCAGCATCCTTACACACCGCCTGTGATATGTCAAACATTCTTCAAACTCTCATTCATAACCAACTGGTCAACAACCAACTTCGATAGCTGACCCACATCATAAGTATCTTCAGCAACAATCTCATAAGATACAACACTATTCTTTTGTCCACGCCGGTCAAGTCGACCAGCGGCCTGTTCATTAAGTAGACGGTTATCATCCTTAGATAGCCACACTACAACGTTAGCGGCATGCTGTAGACCGTCAGTACCTTCACCAATAGCTGAAATAACAGCAACAATGAATTGAATCTCGCCAGCAATAAAAGCCTCAAGTGCTTTATCTCGATCAGATTGCTTCGCGGCACCGGACC